ATGAAGCATCACTGCTCATGATCCACAATGCATGGACATATGCGAATGGAAACGCTACAGAGCTTAGAAAGGCAGCGGAAGACCTTGATAAGATTACACAGGCTTCCGTCAATGCTTATGTAAGCAGAGCAACGATTTCAGAAGATGAGATCAAAAATCTCATGGAAAATGAAACGTGGATCACAGCTCAGGAAGCTGTAGAATATGGCTTCGCCACAAAAACCGAAAAGTCCGATGATGGCGGAATTAAACAATCAGCATTTGCGAATATTCGCAGTGCCATTCTTGAAAAAACGGCAAATGTAAAGCCAGTAGAAATTGCAATGCAGCTGGATGATGAAGCAATCGCAGAGGTCATTGCGGAAAGAGTAGTGAATCTTATACAGAAGAAAGAAGTTCCGGCAGAGCCAAAGGAACCAGCAAACAGCACTGGATGGAGTGCATTTTTTGAGTAGAAAGGAAAAGATAAAATGAAGATTGAAAATTTATCACAGGAATTAAAAGAAAAAGTTAAGCAGCTGTTAGAGAGCGCTCCGGCAGATCAGAAAGCGGATGCGATTATGCAGTCGATCGAAATGATCGAGGAAGCAGCACATGAAGATCTGATCAACCAGGTGGTGGCAGAAGCAGAAAGAGCGAGCCATGATGCTGAATTTAAGAAACAGCTTGGACTCCGCAATCTCTCACAGGAAGAAAAGAAATTTTATGAGGGATTCAAGGATATTAAGCAGTCTGTAACAGCAAATCAGATTGATATCATCCCGACAGAAATTATCGATCGCACACTCGATGATGTAAGAAAAGCATCTCCAATTTTAAAACTGGTAAACATGGCACCGGCAAATGTAAAGAAATGGATAGTAGCATCACATTCAGGTGCAGCGGTGTGGGGGAATCTTACGGATGAAATTAAGGGCGAATTATCTGGAACTATTTCAGCACTAAATATCGAACTCCATATGCTGTCCGCATATCTGGTGATCCCGAAAGCAATCCGTGAACTTTCCATGGAGTTTGTAGATCGGTATTTTATGGCAATCCTTTCGGAAGCAATGCAGGATGGTCTTGTAAAAGGTTATCTGGATGGAGATGGAAAGACTGGGCCGATCGGTATTTTCCGTCAGATCGGAACCACAAATGAAGATGGAACAAATAAAGCGAAGACCGTTTTAAATAACATCACCAAATTCAGCCCGAAGGGACTTGCAAATGTAAGAAAAACTCTTACAAATAACGGAAAACGTGTTGTTACCAAACTGTATCTGATTTGCAACCCGGCGGATGAAGCGGAATATGTAGATCCGTGCATGTTTGGAGAAGCACTTACTGGTGGATATGTCAATAAAACATTCATTGATATTGAAAAGATCCCGGATGCTAACTGCCCGCAGGGTAAAGCAGCATTTACCATTGATGGACATTACACAATGGGTGCGACGGGTGTAAGAGTAACAGAATATGATCAGACCAAAGCGATGGAAAATGCGGATCTGATCATTGCGAACTGCTTTGCGAATGGACGAGCTGTTGATGATAATGTTGCAGTTATCTTCGACGTCACAAAACTTGAAGAGTATGTGATTAACGTACATCAGACATCTACTGCATCCGTTTAGTAAGAGTGAGGGCAGAGTATGAACGAAAATGAACTATCCATTCTTGTTGATGAGATGAGAGAAGAGTTCCAGATTCCTCCATACTGCGATGATAGACAGCTGAGAAATCTTGCAAAAGAAGGTGAACATACAGTCGGGAGATTGAATCCTGGCTGCAGCATCACCAAAGATTTGACGTATCGAATGCTAATGAAGAATTATATGTATTATTCTTATCACCATCGAGTAAGTGAGTTTTTTGAGAATTATGCAAGTGTGATCCTGACTTGGCAGATGGAGACGGAGGTGGACGTAAATGGCACTGCCTGAATACACTGACGGAGTATTTGAACTGTATCGCATCGAAAATGATGAGTCGGAAGATTATCCGGAAGAAAAGCTCCGTGATACCGGAATGCGCTTTTGGTATCGTGAGCTTGCGGTATATGACACCACCAGAGCAAAGCTATCCGCTGACAGCATCGAAGTGACGCTAAAACTCGCTATTCCACAGTATAAGCAGATTAACAGTAAATGTGTCTGTATTATTGGCGGAGAACAACACGAGATCTACAATGTGGCGCACATCACTACGAAAGATGGATTTAGAGAGTCGGAACTGACACTTAAAACGCCGGCGCATGACAGGGAGGTTATCGATGACACAGAAAGAATTGAGTGATATTCTACATGGCACCGGATGCCCGGTAAATGAAGGGATATCAAGCCTAAAAAATGAAAAAAACTTTCCGAGGATTGATTACTGGGAGATTGCCTGGGAAGATGTAGTTGCATCCGGAGAAGAGTATGCAGATAAAATTACCTGGCAAATAAGCTTTTATGCACAGAAACCGAGAAATCCAAAGCTTCTGGAACTTCGTGATACATTGCGAAAACTAGGATTTCATCCGATGATATCTCATGAATATAACACAGAGGACAGGATCTGGCACTCTTATTTTGCGATTGAAACAGATGGAGAAAGCTTATGAGCAGGTCATATTCTGGCGGAGAAATAACCTTTGATGATTCGGGGGTGGAAGATTTTGAGAAAATGCTGAAGCAATATGCGGCAAAAGCAGATCCGGAAAATGCATTGGATGCAATTGAAACCGGCGCGAAGGAATTTGTAAATGATCTGTTAAAGCTGCCAAAACCGCGAAGCGAAGTGAAAAAGCCAGGAT